CCAAGGACACCAAGGACACGAAGACGGCATGAAATGAGGGGACAGGGGACAGGGGACAGGGAACAGCCCCCGCCGCTTTCCTCTGTCCCCTGTTCCCTGTCCGCTATCCCCTCTCTTCGTGCCCTTCGTGGTTCCGAATCCGACATGAGAGGATTATTATGGCCATCAATCTGAAGGCCCTCCAGGAGCAACGCCAGGCCTGCCTGGACGAGGCCCGCAAGCTGGTCGAGACCGCGGAGACCGAGAACCGCGACCTCACGAGTGAGCAGGAGAAACGCTATACCGAGCTGTTGGACAAGGCCAAGGCCCTGGAAAAGCGCTCGGCCCGGGCCGGCGAGATGGAACGGGCCGCCGCGCCGCCGGCGGCGGAGGACCGCGGCCAGCCGGCCCCCGGCGCCGCGGCCGCGGCCGCCCCGGGCGCCCAGCCCGAGGGCCGCTTCTCGGCCCCGGCCGTCCACCCCGGCGAGCACCGCGAATACCGCCTGCTGCGGGCCATCAACCAGATGGCCACCGCCGGGCGGCTCTCCGGCTTCGAGGCCGAGGTGTCGAGCGAGCTGGAAAAGCGGCACGGGCGGAAGCCGCAGGGCTTCTACATGCCGCACAACTTCATGGACCCCTTGGGCGAGGGCCGGTCGCTCACCAGCCTCGAGCGCCGCGACAATATCCTGGTCGGCGACGGCGCGGGCCTGACCACCACTACCGGCTCCGGTCTCAAGCCGACCCTGTGGGACGTCAGCCAGTTCATCGAGATCTTGCGCAACCGGATCATTTGCCAGAAGCTGGGCGCGCGGGTGCTGAACGATCTGACCGGCGACCTCGCCATCCCCCAGCAGACCGGCGCGGCCACGGCCTACTGGTTCGACAATGAGTCGGGGCTGCCCTCGGCTTCGAACCAGGTCGTGCCCATGCTCACGCTGAAACCGCACACTGTCGGCGCGTACACCGACATCAGCCGCAAGTTCCTGCAGCAGTCCTGCATGGACGCCGAGGCCTTCGTGCGCATGGACCTGGGCAAGGTCATGGCGCTGGCCATCGATTACGCGGCCATCAACGGCACGGGGCTCAACGGCCAGCCGCAGGGGATTTTGCAGAACCCCAACGTGGCCCAGATCGCGCTGGGCGCCAGCGGCGGCCCGCTCACCTGGGCGGCCGTGGTGGGCCTGGAGACGGCCATCGCCGCCGCCAACGCCGACGTGGGCCTATTGGCCTACTGCACCAACGCCATGGTGGCCGGCGCCGCGAAAGAAACGCCCAAGATCGGCAGCACCTTCCCGATCTTCATCATGGACGGGGATCACCGCATGAACGGCTATCCCACCGGCATCAGTAACCAGGTGCCGTCCAATATCAGCAAGGGGAGCGCCACCAACCTCAGCTCGCTGATTTTCGGCAACTGGGACGACCTGGTGCTGGCCTTCTGGTCGGGCCTGGACATCCTGATCGATCCGTACACGGGAGGCATCAGTGGCACGATCCGCGTGGTGATGCTGCAGGATTGCGAGATCGCCATCCGCCACAACGCCAGCTTCGCCGTGATCCCGGACATCCAGGCCAGCAACTCCGAGGTGGCCGCCCAGCCGGGCGGCAGTACGGGCTGAGCCAGACCTCCTTGCCGGCTGACCGGGCGGCGGGCGACCGCCGCCCGGGCGCCGTACGCGGCCAAACTCCCGGCCTGTTCCCTGTTCCCTGTTCCCTGTCCCCTGTTCCCTGTTCCCTGTCCCCTGTTCCCTGTCCGCTATCCCCTCTCTTCGTGCCCTTGGTGGTTCCGACTTCGACCTCATTTCGCGAGAAATATCCCCACGAGGACTGAATCCATGTTTCGCGCCAAACGTCATTTCCTGGCCGGCGACCGGGCCTACGCCCGGGGCGCCGATTGCAGCGACCTGCCGCCCGAGCGGGCCAAGTTCCTGTTGCGCCAGGGGGCGATCGAGGCCCTGCCCGGGCCCGGGCCCGCGGCGCCGCCGGTGGAATCCGCCTCGGCCCCGCCGGCCGGCGAGCGGGCCGACCTGGCCCCGGCCAAGAAGGCCCCGCCGAGGAAGAAATGAGTTGATTTTCGCCTTCCCTCCGCGCCTCGGCGCCTCTGCGCGAGTTCGGATTGAAACGCCATGTTCCGCTCTCTCGAAAAGACCAGCGTGCCCACGCCGCCGGTCAGCCTGGCCGACGCCAAGCTGGCCTTGCGGATCGGCGCCGACGACACCAGCCTGGACGCCGTGATCCAGGACCTGGTCACCGCGGCCACCGAGCGGGCCGAGCACGACACGGACCGCAGCCTGACCCAGGTGAGCTGGCTCCTGACCATGCCCTCCTGGATCATGAGCATGGTCGACCTGGGCCGTCCGCCGATGCAGACCCTGCCGGCCTGGCCGCTGTACATCGCCTGCTGGCCGCTGGCCCCCTACCTCGAGCTGCCCCGCCCGCCGCTGGTGAGCGTGGACGCCGTGCACTACTACGACGCCAACGGCAACTTCACGGCCCTGGACGCGGCCATCTACACCGTGGACCTCGCCCCGCGCTGCGGGCGGATCTGCCTGTTGCCCAACCAGGTGTGGCCGATCGTCTCGCGGCGGTGGGACTCGGTGCAGATCTCCTTCACCGCCGGCTGGCCGACGCCGGCGGCCGTGCCGGCCGGCATCCGCGTGGGGATCAAGAAGCTCACCAGCTACTGGTTCTACAACCCGGGCGCCGGCGACGTGCCCCCGGAGATCGCCCGGATCTTCGAGCAGTACGCGGTCAAGCTCCGCGGCTACGCCAGTTGAGGACCCTGTTTTAACCGCCATGAAAGACCGCACCGTTTACACCGCGCCCGCCGAGCTGCGCAATAAGCAGATCGTGCTGCAACGGCGGACCGAGGCGCCCGATCCGGCCGGCACCGGGCAATTGCTGGAGACCTGGTCCGACGTGGGCGACCCGCTGTGGGCCAAGATCGAGCCGCTCAGCGGCCGCAAATTATGGCTGGCCCGCCAGGCCCAGGCCCGCTCCACGCACGAGATCACCATCCTTTATCGGCGCGACGTGGAGGAGCAGTTGTTCTCGTGGCGCGCCCGGCGGTTGGACGGGCGGGTACTGAATTTCGAAAGCGCGCTCAATCGCGATTCGTTGAACGAGGAGCTGGTGATCATGGCCATCGAGGAGGAAAACCGGTGACTGCGCTGGTGACCCTGCACGCCCAGATCCGCGCGCTACTGGTCGGCCTGCCGGCGGTGGCCTCGATCGTCGGCGCCGAGCCGGCGGCGCGGATCCGCTGCGATTACTTCCAGGCCGGCGACGGCGGCCCGTCCACGCCGGCGATCCTGGTCGAGATCGACAGCCAGGCGGAGGCCAACGATCTTGCGGGCGTCAGCGGCGGCGTGATCGGCCAGTTCACCCTCACCTGCCGCGCCGCCACGCTCGAGGCGGCCGCCGAGCTGGCCGAGGCCATCCGCACCAATGGGACCGACCCCGGCACCGGCCTGGCCGGCTATTCGTCGGCCAGCCTGGATTTGGTGCTGGAATCCAGCGTCGACACCTGGACCGCCAAGGAGGACGCCAGCGAGGACGGCTGGTTCGATACCGTGATGAGCTGGGTCAACATTTCCGCGGAAACGATTTAACCACCAAGAGCACGAAGGACGCGAAGATAGCTCGTTTTCCTTCGTGTCCTTTTTGAGCTTAGTGGCCAATGACATGGCAGTTGTTGAAGGCCTCGACGACGTGAAGAGCTTCCTGGCCGGCCTGGCCGCCGGCGGCTCCGCGCGGGTGGTCCGCGCCGCCGTGGGCGCGGCCATGACCGTCATCGCCCAGGGGGCCCGCGACCAGATCAACGCCACCGCCGCGCCGCCGGCGGTGAAGCGCGCCGCCAGGAAGCTGATCGGCAAGCGGTTCAGCCGGCAGGGCGGGGTGGTGCGGGCCAAGGTGGGATTTGCCGTGGGCATGTCGCAGACGGTCAAGCGCGGGTCGGCGGCCTACGAGCGCCAGACCCAGCGCTATCTCAAGAAACGCCCGGGCGTGGGCTTAAGCGCCGCCGACATTCATTGGTTCGTGCTGGGCACCAAGGACCGCTTCACCGGCGCGAGGACCACCCGCCGCCGCACGGCCCAGGGCCTGCGTTACTACCGCAAGCTGACGGGCAACGCCTCCCGTCCCACCGGCCGAATCGACCCCGATCTGGATAACGTGATGCAGGCCGCGGCGGTGGCCCAAGCCCAAATCGCCAGCCGCGCGGCGGTGACCAAGGCGGCCGAGGCGCTAGCCCGCGAGGCGGCCAGGAGGACTTAGGTCTTAGGACTTAGGACCTGGAACCCAAGACCCAAGACCCAAGACCCGAGACCAAGACCAAGAAAGGACCAACTCATGAAAGTCAAATCCAAAGGCACGACCCTGTCGCTGGCCGTGGCCGGCGTGGCCATGCCCATCAGCCAGATGCTCACGATGGACAAGGACGACGTGTCCACCGAGACGGCCGAGACCGACACGCTGGACAACACCAACCCCGGCATCCCCTACACGGCCACCGGCCGCAGCGAGGGCGGCAACTTCAGCGGCGACATCTTCCTCGACCCCGCGCTGACCTGCCACCAGCTCCTGTTCAACCTGGTCACCAACCCGGCGCAGCACAACACGGACGGCAGCCCGAAAGAGGCGATCTATACGCTGACCTTCAACAACGTGGCCGCCACCGCCTGGACCTTCACCGGCGCCGGGATCTCGATCGCCGGCCCGAAGGTGGACCTCAAGGAATTCTTGAAGGCGACGATCAAAATCAAACTGGACGGGCTGCCGACCTACCCGGTGGGCTCGGCCACCTGGACCGGATGAAATGAGGGATTGGGGATTAGCGTTCCATCGCAACCTCCAATCCCCAATCATCCAATCCCCAATCCCTGCCATCAAGGAGGTTTTTCGTGAAAGCCCGACTGAAGTTCGACAGCATCCGCCACCACGGCCGCGATCCGCAGACTGGGCGGCACATTACCAGCCCGGCCCCGGCCGGGACGATCATCGACCATCCCGACGCCTACCTCTGGGTCCGCCAGGGCGGCGCCGACCCGGTGGACGAAGAGTGCCGCCTGGCGGCCGGCATGACCGACGCCCAGATGCGCGAGGCCACACGACACTACGAAATGGTGGCCAAGGGCATCCACCCGGAGGATTACGAGGCCTACCAGGCGGGCGCCATGACCGGCTATGACGACCAGGGCCACTGGATCCCCGGCCCCAATCTGGCGGCCTGGCTGCCCGAGCATGGCGAGCCGGGTGAAGAGGCCAGCGAGGAAGAGCCGGCCGCCACCGCCTGATTAACTACCACAGAGTACACGAAGGCCACGAAGCGAAACACCGAATGTGTCTTAGTGTCCCTTGTGCCCTTCGTGGTTGACTGACTCCCGACCCCATTTTGTGAGGACGAAGCGTGGAAACCGCGATCGCGGGCCGCCAGGCCTTCTTAGACGTGTTTTGCTCGGGCAAGCGGCGTTTCGACGTCCGCTCCTTCGGCGGCCTGGCGGTCCGGATCCGCTCGCTGTATCAGGGCGAAATCTCGGCCCAGCAGATGGAGGGCCTGGACGCCAAGGGCAACCCGATCCGCGCCCGCCAGGAGGACAGCGAGCGGCGGCTGGTGCAGAAATGCGTGGTGGACGCCGACGGCAACCTGCTGTTGCAGCCGGCCGACGTGGCGGCCCTGGCCCAGGCCGACCCGGCCCTGTTCTACCGGCTGTACGACTTCTGCGCTACGCACTGCGGGCTGAAGCGCGACGTCGACCCGCTGGAGGCCGAGCGAAAAAACTCCGACGCAGCCCCCAGCGGCGACTCGCGCGACGCTTAGCGCGGCGGTGGGGCATCTGGAATTTCGAGGCCTGGTTCAACCGCCTGGACCCGGCCGAATGGGCCGGCTGGCTGGCCTTCGAGGCCGAGGAGCCGGATGAGCTGATGAGAATCAGGGAGGTCCTGAAGCTCGGTTTCGCCGCCCTGTACGGGGCGCAGACCGGCGCGGCGATCGCCCCGGAGCGTTTCGACGGGCTGACGCCGGCCAGCCGGCGCCGGTCGGCCGCCGGCGACGATGGCTGCGTGCAACTGACGCCGGCCCAGGCCGCGGCCTGGGTCCGGACCGTGATCCCCGGAAACGGATGACGCCATGGACATCGGCGAACTGGTC